TTCAACAATTAAAACTCCATTGAAAAAAAATTAAACAACTCAAGTGGTATCTCCGTCACTTGCGTTCCAACAACATTATACAGTATCTAAAAATATTAGTCAATTGTCTTTTTTTATTGTTGTCAAAACTTTCGGAATTATTTTTTGCTATGAGAAAGCTAAAAATATCAATAGGCAAGAGACTAGCACCAGTAGGGTGCTTTTTTAGTTGTCCTCGCCTAGTTCCTTTATTATATCCGATACTTTTTCTAAACTCAATGTTTCGTGTGGCTCAACTCGTTCACCATCCAAAACGTAGTCATGGATCTTACCATTCTTTCGGACAATCTGGACAGTATCACCTTTAATAAAACCCTTGTCCATAGCCTCTTTAAATTCATCATAGGTTAGCATTATATTATCTCCTTTTTCTATACTATTCGTAATTGATACAGAAAAATACGTATCTTTTTAAGTAATTTTATTATAGCGAAAAATGTTAGCAAACATTAGCATAAATTGGTATAGACACCCTATAAAAAACTGGAAAAAGTTGCGTGCGATGTAAGACAACACCTTGTAGTGGCTCTCCAGACGGCAATATAGGGGCGGGGGTGCATTTAAAAATAGCCCGAATGTTATCGGACTATTCTTTGTATAGGGCGTGCTATGGACGTTATAGAGGGGTTTTATATCAACATTTCTCAACATTCTTATACCACGCGCCACTATATACTTTTATATTCTATTATTTTCTAACATTTATGGTTTCCATTCCCATATTTTCCAATAATATAGTAGTGTTTTATTCCGACATTTTCCAACAATTAGGGCGTTTTATATCAACTTTTTTCAACTTTTTTATACCACGCCTTATATTAGGGCAACCCAACTATTCAAGCAAATCAAGCAGTTCACCGTTTCGATAATTTTCAGCAAAAGCTAGACAAGCTAGGTTAACTAGCTCTTGAAATCTTGTTCTAGCGTAGCCCAACTCTTGACCAATAGCCCAGTTTGGTGCTGGTGGAGATTGTAAGAAACGGCGATAGATAATAACCCTATATCGTTCATCAATGATATTTCTGTGTGCTTCCTCAATAGCTTCCAGCTCATTCATGGCGTCCATTCGTCTTAGGGCTAGCGTTTCAACAATGTTACTGCGGTTATTGTTCTTAGAACGTGGCTCAAAGGTATAATTTGCCGTTATACGTTGCTCAGCGCTATCACGCGCAATCTCTCGCCATCGTGGATATTCTCGAAGTTTCTTTTTAGCGTTCTTAATTGTCTGCTTTTCATTGATTGCCATAAGTTCCATGATTTATCCTCTTTTTATACTAGTCAAAAGCGCTCAGATAACCCAAGCGCTTCATTATCTATGCTTCACTGCAACCCTTAGAATAGCTCTCAAAGCTATCACAAATACGGTTAAACACCTTTGTAAGGTCTTCATCTTCCACATACTTAACAACCATTGTAATGGTGTTGTTAGCCTTGTTCCCGCCGATTGTGATCTCTGTTGGTTGTTGTTCATACGTTCCGACCATATAGCCAAGGATAGCAGTAGATGATACATTGGCATGATCCATAGTTTCAAACTCATGTTTGAAAGTGAATGATTTAGCGTTGTCAGTAAATAATTTGAATGTCATGGTTGTTCTCCTTTACTTAATCAGTATAAGTTACAAAGACACTATCCTTTAGGCTTTGCACACTTACAACGTTTTTATCAATCATAAAGTCATTGATACGAGTTTCAAACTCTTTATCTGGCTCTGGTTTAAACGCTTGAAAACCAAGTCCATTAGTTCCGTCTTGTACGAGTTCTCTTGTAAATAGTTTAATTTTCATTGTTTTTGATATCCTTTTCTTAAGCGGTATGATTAGCTAGAAAGTTATATCTTTCTCTAAAATTTGTAGTTTTAGTTTTAAAAAAACTCAATAACTACAAGTAAAACTACTTGAAAAAACCAGTAGTATCAAGGGTTTAGGTCAATTTGTAGTTTTTGTAGTTTTAGTTTTGGCAAAAGACTTTTATTTTTTTACACGCTATACACATATCTATATATTATTATCTATTATATTTAATACTACTAAAACTACAATATAGTATAAAGCCTATAATACCAGTGTTTTGGGTTGTAGTATTGGTTGTAGTTTCTGTGTAGTTTTAAATTCGTTCATAGTAAGATACTGGAGTGCCACCTTTAAACAATCTTCTTTGTGTAGGTTTTTCTCCCTTTCTCCATCCGTCGTCATTATCTAAAAAGTCGCGTATTTTTTGAGAAATCAAGGTTTTCCCACCTCGGTTTGGGTTTTGATTGAAAGCAAGGTAAGCGATATGATTGGGGCTTGTGAATTGAATTAGGCTATCCGTCTGTATGGCTGGATAATCGCTATATGCATTTACGCCACCATCTAGAGGCTCTCCTAGTTGTTTTAAAACATATTGTCGTTGTTCATATTGTGAAAGACTATCCCAACCCTCAACGATTTTAAATTCATTCAGTAATTGCTTAATGATCTCTTTATCCACATCTTCGACCTTATAATTTTCTTGGATATCGGTCAGCTTTTCCATTAACTTTTTAGATGGTGTGAGTGGCTCTTTTTTATCAAACCAAACTTTCGCCTCAGCAAGTACTTGTAAGAAGTAATTTTCTTCAATATCCATAGGGTGTCGCTTCACATCATTAACACCACATTCAATAGGGAAGAAACGCCTTTCTGTTCCGCTATCCTTAAGAAAAGATTTCTTGTTAGCCGTTCCAATAAAAACACAATGCCTAGGGTGTGGGGTAGCCTTACGCTCGTAAGGGTCACGATAAGTGTCACTATCCGAAGAAATAAAACTTTTAACGGTTTCAATTTCTGCTTTTGACATTCCTTTTAGTTCCCCTAATTCAATAATGGCATTAGCTTGTATTTTTTGATAATCGCTATCGCGTTTACCAAACGTTATTTCTGAATCGGTGTGATAATCTGGAAGTAATCGCTTAGTTACAGTGCTTTTCCCAGTCCCTTGCCTTTTATCAATTAAAATAGGGACTACTTCAAACTTAACTTTTTCGAGATAAACCCTAGCCATGAGCCCCGTCAGCCATACCTTAGCAATTTCTCTGTTATAAGAATTATCAGCACACCCTAATAAGTCGATAAAATAGCGTTCCCCTCTTAGTTTACCATCCCATTTTTGGCTTTCGATACGTTGCTTAATAGGGTGGTAGGTGTTCTTTTTAGCTAACGCGGTAACGGCTACTTCTATGTGTTCTTTTCGAGGTGTAAACCTATATTTTTCATCAATAAAGGCGATACAAAGGTTTGTCTGCTCGCTTGTCCATAACCCCTTTTCTTTAGACCAAGGGAGTGTTTTTGTGACTTCGATAGTTCTTTCAAATTCATTGTATTTAATACCTTTAAAGATATTGTCATGAAATTCAAAAACCTTACTGACATTGTAGGGACTGCTAGTTACATATTCTTCCCCCTCTTTGCCCTTTTTTGTTCTAAAAGCAGGTCCATAAAATGACTGTTCAACTTGTGAGAATTTGTCTTCAAACTCTTGTAGTTCTTCTTTTTCTATGGCTCGATACCTCTCTTTCTCATTTCCGAAGTTAAGATACTCCTAAAAGTCCTATCTATCTCATTGCTAGATAAAGGCTTATCAGTAACCCTATTAGCTATCATTGTCAGTTCATAGGCGGTTGGGATATCTGCCTTTACATATTTTGATAGTAATAAACCTACAAACCTAGTTACCGCAACATTACGCCCACCCTCGTCACCAAAGCCATGTAATAGGGTATCTAGCACGCGCATGGTAATTGTTTTATTACCGTTTTGGCGTGGTGTGTGATAGTGTGGTTTCTGATTAGCCATAACTGTATTTGCTACGGGATAATCACGCCCTCTATTTACTATCTTTTCATAGTCAGCAGGATCTCCAGTGGTTACTGGTAAGCCTTGTAACTGCGACCATGTTAGGCTTGTACTGTCGAATGGTAGCCCGATTTTGCCTGCTATCTCTTGGACGGTCTGCCTATAGGTCTGCTCGTCCATTGCGTCGCTAGGCTTCACTACAAGCCTATAACGTGGCTTATTAGCCGTGTGCTTAATAGTTGGGTAAACTATATAAGAATACCCGTGTAAGGCGTTATCGACCACGCTAGGAAAGTCTATATTAGCCTCTAGCTCGTCATAGTCCAAGAAAATCAAGTCACGATAAACTAAGCTAGCATTATTGCGTTTGTAGTTGCCGTTCTCGTCTTGTTTCACCTTGCCACTAAGGCAGTAGGGGGCTGATTTGCGCTTAAAATCGTCTATATTTGCATCTTGTGGCACTCTCCTAGGTCTAAAAGTTGCGATAAAGTCAAAGGGTGCTTGTTTGTCGAATAAATGTAAGTCATTACCAAAACCCACACTTTCGTAGATAGGCATTAAGTCACCCCCTTTTTAGTTATACACGCCTAGAAAAGCTAGAATATCACTGACACGGTAATAGACTTTGCGCGTGTCTTCCACTGGTGGCTGATAGCGTTTAAGCCCAGCCTCTTCCCAGCGTCTTAGGGTATTATATTTAAGTCCTAACTCGTCCATAGCTTGCTGGGCGGTGATTAACCCTAACTGGTGTTTGTCGAGCTTAGAATAGCCCTCTAGGGCTTTATCTAGTACCGATATAACCCCTTGGGCAAGCTCTTTTTGGTATTCCTCACTTAGAACTTGCATAGTGTCCCCTTTCTAGTAGTTTCTCGTAGTTAGTCACATCTTCGATAGACATTAGAACGTCAAGCCTTTTCTGCTCGTTCTTGACTTGGCTTTTAAGGGATACAAGCCCCTCTAACAGTTCCTCTTTGGTTTCTGCGATATAGTAACCATTACGAATACCAACCCTAGCACCAATGATAGGAACACCATAGCGAATAACTAGGTTACTGATTGCACTAGAAATTAGGCGGGAGTTGTAACCCGTGATAGTGGCTATCTCTCCACCAGTCGTAGCGTTAGCACGTCCTTTCTTTAGGATTGCTAAGACTGCCATTTCTGCCTCTTGTAGTCTATTTCTCTTCATTTACACCTCTTTCTTGACTGCTTACCATAATTTGCCCATTCATCCACATATCAGTGACGATCATTAAAAACTCAAGCACACTTTCTAACTCCCTGTGCTCTTCTGGTGGGTAACAATCAAATTTATTTTCTAGGGAAAAATCTAGCATAGTTTGGAAAGCCTCATCTAACCACTGACCAAAGTGTTCAGCTCGTAATTTTGCAAAGTCAATGTTTTTGTTCGTTGTCATTGTCTGCCTCTTTCTAGTTGTATTGTTTTCTCCGCTATGCAAGCTAAGTTCTCTATAGATTGTTGTTGTGTTTTAATGATATCCAGTAGTTGCTTAATGATCTCGACAATTTCTGGAACAACGTCCGTATCCGTATCTTCCATATCCGTAATTGTAACTAGAGTTGCGCTTAGTGTTTCTAGCTCTTTATTCCGTCCAAAAAGGTCAATAATTTCTGTCATGATATTCCTCTTTCTAGTTGTAATAGTTGCCTTGTGATTGAATATAAGCCCCGTAGCGTGTGCCTACGTTGCGCGTGGTGTTATCTGTCACGGTATCAGTTTTAGGCTCTATATCAAGCTGAAAATAGCTTTTCTTAAGCCATAAAACGGTTAGGGCAAGGATTAAAATGATAGCTAGGACAATAAACTGGCTAGCTGATAAATTCAATTCAGTAGCCATGATTTACTCTCCTTTTTCCTCTGTCTCGTATGCTTTTAATTCCTCTGGGTTGTCACATTCGAGTAGGTAAAAGGCAACTCTATCTAACTCGTTAGAATAAATTTCTGCCATATCAAAGACTGTTTCAAGAAACTTATCTGTTTCATGGCGTAGTAACCCATTATCTGCCCCTGCGTGCTTTGCGATCATAAGAGTGTTAGCATGGTGGCGTAGTGCTTGTAAACCAGACATGATATTAGTTAGGTCAGTGCCTAGGTTTTTGCTTCGTTTTACTGTTATTGTGTTATTCTTTGTTTTTTTACTCATTTTCTTTACCTCGTTTATGTTTAATTACTGGTTAGACCTTGTTTTTTTCTGTGATGTTATTCCATTTTTAAGAGGTAGCGCTCTAAGTAGGGGTACACGATACCAGCAATTCATGATATAATTGAGGTATCTTTATAAGTGTTCTAAAACCCGACATAATATGGCTTGCCTGCCAATGTGTTGCGTTTTAGTTGTGGATAGTTAAAGGCTTGTAAGTTTGGCGACTGCTAAGCCTTTTTTTATTTTTGCTTTCAGTTCTCGATAGTTAAGATCTCATCGATAGTAACACCCAAAGCCTTTGATAATTTTAGTAAAGTTTGGCTATCGGGGTTTTTAGTACGCTCATAATAAAGATTAGTTAGGGTTGTTTTTGAAATACCCGTATCTTTAGACAAATCAGCGACTGTTTTCCGTTTCTTGGCTAAAATGACACGAAAATTATTTTTCATAGTTTCGCTCCTTTCTTTGTATCTGTATAACAAGAAATATTCCTTGTTATATTTAATTTTACTCGTTTAAATTTCGTTGTCAAGTGAAATATTTCTTGTTATAATATCTTTGTCAAAGGAGTGTGAATATGAGTATAATAGGGAATTTTTTAAAAAAAACAAGGAAAGATAAGAATATTAAGGTAGTAACGCTTGCGAAACAAGTCGGAATATCTCAACCATATATTTCAAATATTGAAAACGGAAAAAGAGGCGTAACAAAGGAGTTATTCTTTAAAATAATATATGCTATCGCTGAATTGTCACCCATTACTAGGGACGTGTATTATGATTTGGAGTTATCGGAAGAAGAAAAAGTTGAAATATATGATGACGCTATATTAGTTGAGTTTTGGGATAAATACTCGGATGATATAAAGCAAGACTTAAATAGCTATATGGATGATGAAGAGAAACCTATTTTAACTTTAGAAGATTTCTTGGATTATGTTCATTTATGGTCTTTTGAAGATATGATGGCAGTTTCTGGTTACTCTGATTTTCTTGACTCAAAATATGGAGTAGGGAACTACGCAGGCTCCGTATACTATGATGACTATTCTTCATATACAAATCCAGAATACGTACAAGAACTTGTGTTTGATTACTGGTATCAATCTATATTGAGTGATTTCCTAAAATTGTTTGAGATTGACTTAAGCCCTATCGAAACTAAAATTGAAACTAATCGGGCTTTATTGAGCAAACTTGATAAGCAAGAATTTGAAATTTATTCAACAGTAAAAAGTCTTCGTTCTAAAACGGGAAATTTCGCAAGGTATCATTTACAAGAGGAAAATAAAGACAAATTAGTTGATCTAAATGTTCTCTACGACCAAGAAAGCATTTATAATATTACCCTTGACGGTAAGCCTTTATCAGAAGAAGATATTATTGCACTACGGAATACGTTAAACGGAATAAGATATAGTAAATAATCTTAACGGACAACACACTCACGATATAAACCAATCTAAACCCGACATAATATGGCTTGCCTGCTGATGTTTAGAAAGGTTTATCATGGAAATTAACGAGATAAAGAAAAAAGACGGGTCAACCGTCTATCGTGCTAATATATATCTTGGTGTTGATGTAATCACTGGTAAGAAAGTTACAACTAAAGTAACCGCTAGGACAAAGAAAGAACTCAAGACCAAAGCACAACAAGCGCAATTTGATTTTAAAGCTAATGGATCAACACGCTTTAAGGCTAGCACTATCACAACATATAAAGAACTAGCTCTTTTATGGTGGGATAGCTATAAAGATACCGTAAAACCTAACACCCAAGATAATGTTCATAAGATTTTAAATAACCATATCTTGCCTTTGTTTGGCAGTTTTAAACTAGATAAGCTAACAACGCCACTAATACAGTCGATTATCAATAAGGTTGCTAATAAGACCAACAAAGGAGAAACGGGGGCTTATCTCTATTATGACAAGATACACGCGCTTAACAAGCGTATTTTACAGTATGGCGTAGTCATGCAAGCTATACCGTTTAACCCTGCGCGTGAGGTTATTCTCCCTAGAAATATCCAAAAAGCAAAGCGACAAAAGGTTAAGCACTTTAACAACGAGGAACTAAGACAATTCATTGATTACTTAGATAGCCTAGACAGTAATAGATACCGTTATTACTATGAAACCGTGCTATATAAGTTCTTACTTGCCACTGGTTGCCGTATTAACGAGGCTTTGGCTCTCTCATGGTCTGATATTGACCTTGATAATTCTGTTGTCCATATAACCAAGACTTTAAACTATAAACAAGAGGTAAACAGTCCTAAGTCAAAAGCTAGTTACCGAGATATCGATATAGATCAGCAAACCATAACCATGCTGAAAAAATACCAACGTAAGCAAACCCAAGAGGCTTGGAAACTAGGTAGGTCTGAAACAGTGGTATTCTCGGACTTTATACACGAATACCCTAATAACCGTACCTTACAAACTCGATTAAGAACACACTTTAAACGCGCTGGAGTGAATAACATAGGTTTCCACGGTTTCCGACATACTCATGCTAGTTTGCTCCTTAATTCGGGTATTCCTTATAAGGAGTTGCAACACCGCCTAGGACATTCTACTCTTTCAATGACTATGGACACATACAGTCACTTATCCAAAGAGAACGCAAAAAAAGCCGTCTCATTCTATGAAATGGCTCTAAAATCTATATAA